AAGTTTTTTTTCCTCACCCATAATGGCTGATATAAGACTCGACATAGCGCCCGATCTTATCCATAATGGTGTACCACAGAGACTTTCCGATACAATAATATTAAACGACAGGCCCAAAATCTCAATTCTCAATCATTTCAACACATTGTTTTTAGAACGAAATATAATCAAAGCCCCGCACGTAGCATCTTCTTCGACGACCGTCAATCTATACATTAAAAAAGATTTACTTAAACGCCTCCACGATAGACTTGCAACAGTAGAGACATGCACACTACCTAACATTACACAATTGAAAGAGCATATCAAGAATTTCTTTCAGAATGAGCAACAACCTATTTTTCAAACTTTAATTAACAATGAAATTGGTGATGAATTCATTGGTGTGAATACCTTTGGACTTAGTCTATTCGCAACCTCGAAATCAGATGCTGAACAAATTGAACGCGTACAAATCGAAACTTTAACAGAAGGTAACATTACTCTTAAACCATTCTCTTCAGATGGACTAGAGGTAATTTTAGACGATAGTTATATAAATCTTATTGTTAAAACATTAGGTCACGATGTTCAAAAGTTGATTGAAAAATGTTGTAAAGAAGTTCCCGCACAACTTGGAATTCTAACTGATGATGTCAAGGTATTAATTAACACAGGTAAACTTAGAATTGACGGTGGTTATGATTACAATTGTCCTTCAAGTACTACAGATGTTACTCACTACGGTGGTTACGACCGATTTTCGCGTGATGTATTCGAACTACTTAACTTATTTTTTAACATTAGTTTGAGCATTATTCCAGTTGCGGCTTTGAAATCAGTTCATGTCTTAGAGAAAGAATTAAATCGACTTGACGCTGACAAATCTTTGCTTGAACAAACTTGGAGCGGTGTCGCTTCATTCGTTGAATCTTGGAAACTAAAAACTAAAACAAAGGATGATGACAAAGACGAATTAGAACTCACTGAACTATCAGTAGTAAAAACGACTAACGATGGAATAAGTAAACCAGTTAGCTGTAGTGACAAAAAGTTCATCGAATGGTATAAAAGATCGTTTACTCAAAGTGATAAAAGTATTCAATTCCGAAGAACGGAACAAGTCGAAATGGCGAAGAATAGTTCGGATATTATAAAGAAGGTTAAGATCCATTTTCCTGTTCAATATTTTGAATCTGTTAATTACAATGGTCACGAAAGAGAAGTGTACGTATTAACGAACAAAGGTGATATGACGTTAGACCAATATCGTAAAATCGGCGACGTACTTAATTCAATTTGGAAACGTGGTAAGACTATAGCTGCTCAGTACTTTGATTACATTAGACTAGGCGTCGAAAAAGCATATCATTTATCTAGTGTATTGATGAAGAAATACAATTTAACGGTTGACGATATAATTAACTTTATTGATAAAGGACCCTCTTATTTAGCAGGTTTAGATAAAATTGATGATTGGTCATTGATTTCAAAATTAATTATTACAAGTATTCTACCCAACATAATTCAAGCAGTTTACAAAACCGACCCTAGTAATAACGTTATGAATTCAGTAATTATTAGTCGAGCAAACAATTTAATTAAATCTGATCGGGATAGGCTTACTAAAAAGTATACAATTGAGCGTACTAATGCTACAAACAATAACCATAATGAAACAAATACAAAAGTTGTATGTAACAAAGTTGTTAGATGACCAATGTGACTGCATCATTAGCGCGACTAGATCAGTGCTTAGGGTCTTCGGTTCATTATCGACGCCGAGTGACGACGGCTAGGGGGAAAAGCAGCTATTGTC